CATTATTATATAATAATATTAAAATCATTATTATATAATAATATTAAAATCATTATTATATAATAATATTAAAATCATTATTATATAATAATATTAAAATCATTATTATATAATAATATTAAAATCATTATTATATAATAATATTAAAATCAATTTCATCATGGTTCATATGGTGCTACTTGATAAATATCTTCTAAATCTGGTTCAACCTCAGTATAATCATTTGATTGTCTATGTAATTCTGCATCATTTAAGTTATCATAATATTTTTTAATATGTTCTACATTATCTAATCTTAATTTCTCAGCTAATTCTATATTATAATTATCAACATTATCAAAATGTTCAGTTGCTTTACCTTTATCATGTTCTAAAGCTTGAATACCTTGTGATAATTCATTTTGTATATTTGATACTAAATCTATTTTATTATTTTCATGATTTAATAATAATAATAATTCATTTAGTTTTTCTTTATTATATAATGTAGCTTCATTATTTAATTCTTCTCTGATCATTTCTGAATTTAGTAATGATTGTAATTTAGTTTTATATAATTCAGCATTATTTTTATGAAATTCTACATTGTTATTAGTTGGTCCAGGTGTTGGTGTTAAATTCATTAATTGTAAATGGGATTTTTCATTTAATGCAGAATCTATAATATGGTCTTGGATTGTAATACCTGTTTTTATATGTAAAACATCATTATTATCATTAGCTTTTTCTAATAATTCAGAGAATTCTTTTCTTTTATTATATGCTTTTTGTATAATTTCAGTTCTTACTGGTGATAAAACTATTGCATTATCTTGAGTAGGAGTAGGATTAACATTATTAACTTGAGTTGTAGACACATTTAAATTTGTTGAAACAACATTAACGGGATTTGTTGAAACAACATTAACTGTAGCAGTTGCATTTTGTTTGTTAGTAGCTTTATATCCAAGAACTGAAAATAAAATACCTACTGCTAATATTACACCATACATTTTATTAATAGTTGATAAATAATAAACTAAAGCTACTAATGCTAATTTTACACCCATATTATCTAATAATTCAAAATTTTTTATATTTAATTTAGGAACAACCATTACACTATATAATGTTATGGCAACACCTAATAATGGTAATAACATTTCATTATTAAGTAATTTATTAAAATCTAGAGGGTTTGATAATCCTAGTTTACTTGTGGTTGGGGGTGATAAATTTAGATTAGAATTTATTAAAGTGGATGAACCAATTTTACTTGTATTTGGGGTTGATAATCCTAGTTTAGTATTCCCTAAAGTAGAAGAACTTAATTTATTCATATATAATAACATATAAAAAAAAATTAAATATTTTTTTTTAAGTTATAATAAAAATTGAAATATAAAAACTTATATTTATAAATTTATATATATTAATATGAATATTATTATTAATAAAGATGGTTATATTGTTCCTAAAATAACTAAATATGATAGTATTATTGAAAAAATTAAAAAAGAATTAGAAGTCCAACCTCATATAACATTTAACTTACCTAATATTAAACCTCAAAAATTTAAAGTTTATAAAGAATATGATGATTATATTGTTATTCCTAAATTTTATGGAATTAAAAATATAGGTTTACCTGATATAGTTTATGATTATAAAGGTAAGAATATAGATATAGAATTTTATGGCACTTTAAGGTTACCTCAAGAAGAAATTATTAATCATATATTACCTTATCTAGATAATAATAAAGGTGGTGTATTATGTTTACCATGTGCATCAGGAAAAACAGTTTTATCATTATATTTAATTGCTAAATATAAAGTTAAAACTTTAGTTATTGTTCATAAAACATTTTTATTAAACCAATGGAAAGAACGGGCTAAACAATTTACTAATGCTAAAGTTGGTATTATACAACAAAATACAATAGAAATTGATGGTTATGATATAGTTATAGCAATGCTACAATCAATAGCTAAAGAAAAATATGATAAAACTATTTTTAATGAGTTTGGTATGGTAATATTTGATGAAGCACATCATGCCCCATCACAATATTTTTCAAAAGTATTACCTATTATTAATTGTCATATAACAATAGGATTAAGTGCAACCCCAAAAAGAAATGATAAATTAGAAAAAATATTATATTGGTATTTTGGAGATATAATGTATAAAAGTAATTCTACTTTAAATGATAAAGTTGAAGTTAATATAATTAATTATGATATTGAACATGAAAAATTTCAAGAGTTTTTCTTATATACAGGAGATGTAAATAGAGCAAAAACCATAAATAAAATAACAACTATTGGTAGGAGAAATAAATATATTATTGATACATTATGTGATATTCTTGATGAAAATAGAAAAGTAATAATATTATCTGATAGATTAGAACATTTAAAATTATTAAAATATAGATTAGACTTGAGAGAAATTACTACATCTGATTATTATATAGGTGGTATGAAACAAAAAGCTTTAAATGAAGCTGAAAAAGCTCAGGTAATTTTTGCAACTTATGGTATGGCTTCAGAAGCATTAGATATACCAGATTTAAATACATTATTTATGGTTACATCAAGAAAAGAAGTAGAACAAGCTGTAGGAAGAATATTAAGAAAAATTGACCCTAATACACTTCCATTAATATATGATTTTGTTGACCAATTACCAAGTTTTATTAGTCAAAGTAAGCATCGTATTAAATTATATAATAAAATGGGTTTTAATATTAAAATAACTGATGTTTATAATAATGAAGTAATTGTTAATAAACCTATTATTAATAAGAATTGTGATTGTGATTTTATTGATTAAAAGATTAATTTATTTTATATAATAAAATGACATCACAAGATTGGAATTATGTTGTATGGAACAAAAAACCAGATCCTAAATTAATACCTAAAACTACAGTTTTATCTAGTAAACAAAAAAATATGAATACTGCAACTAATACTGTAAAAAAAATTAATGATGACTCTATAGAACTAGATAATATTATGCCTGTTATAGTTGATAAATCATTTGGTAAACTGATACAAGAAAGAAGATTATTAAAAAAATTATCACAAGCAGATTTAGCTAAACAATTATCTATACCGGTATCTATTATTAGAGATTATGAAAATGGAACCGGAATACAAAATGGAACATTTGTATCAAAAATAAAAAAATATTTAGATATTCACAAATAAATTAAATATTATTATTTAACAATATATTATTATTTAATAATATTTAACTATATATAATTTATATTATATAACTTATTTTTCAACATATACTATTTTATTTCAAACATAATCAATAGATTCAGTATTTACTGAATTTGTATAACTTTGTTCTTCTGTTTGAACTTGTGATTTTACAATACCCATAATAAATTGTTGTGCTTGTTTTTTATTATTTTCAATTTCTTTCTCTAATTGTTTAATGAGTGTATCATTATATTCACAATACTCAACAATTTCTTTTTGGCGTTCAAGTGAAGGAACTGGTATTTTCAAACCTTCTATATCTCCCTTTTTAATACATCCTAATCCAGTTGTATAATGTGCCAAATCCATAATGTCATTTTTAATGTATTTTAAATACTGATACAAGTAATCATAATCAAAATCTTTTTTTGGAATTAAAGCATATTGATGTGATGTTCCTGCAGATTTACCATATACTTTAAATACCTTTCCAAGACCAATATGTTCTCCATATTTTTTATCGCCAGCACCTCCATCTTTAATAAGTATAAAGTATTTTTCATAATCAAAACAATAGTCATCTGTGTATCCTTCTGGATTATTGACTTTATTTGTATAAAATGGATATTTACCTGTAATTTTACAATCTTTTGAATTAAATTTACCAGAATGAATTTTCTCACAAACTTCACCAAGTGTTTTCACAACATTTTCACAAAATATTTTTTGATTACTCAAACAAAACTCGTTCAGTTGCTTCAATTCCGCAATTTTCTCACTACTTGTTTTGTTTGCCTTTTCGTATATGAAATCTAAATATTTTACGATTTCTTGTTGGTGTTCAAGTGATGGAATTGGAATTTTTATTGATTTAAATATATTCATTTCCAAGTTTTTCTGTGCTGTTCCTCTCGCACAATTATATATAATGCTTTGATTATGTAATAAGTAATATCCAACATATTTATGTAATAAAATATCTGTTTTGGGTTTTACAGATAATCCACTATCATTTAAGAATATTTTTTCATTAATAAATCTAACACATTCTAATGATAACGCAAATCTACCAATCAATATATTATATCCTTCACGATTAAATGTATTTGTATAAAACATAGCTCTTCCACTTCCATAAACAGGATATTCACCTTCTATATTATTGCCTTTTACAATTCGTGTTCCATAATCAATACTACAAACTTCTCCAAGTGTTTTTACAATAATACCTTCTTCATATTGTTTTTCTTCTGTGTCATCTTTTATATATTCAGTATAATTAAGTGAATATGAATTATTCATAATTTTTTCAATAGGAACTTTTACCAATAAATTTTTAACATCTTCATAAGGATTATAATCATAAAATTTAACTTTTGTTGTTTGGGGTGTTTTTGAAAAAATATAATTTCTACCAGTTTCTTTTTGTGTTTTAGATACTTTAATTTTTGTTTCTAAAACATCAGTTCCTTCTCTCTTTTTTACAAAATAAAATACACATGTTTTAATGGTTGTGTATGTAAATATACCTGATGGTAGATATATAATTTCTTTTAAATCACAAGTTTTCATTAAATATTCTCTAATAGAAACTAATGTATTATTTGTTTTTGAAAATAAATCTTGTCCATCCGGTAATACAATAGCACATTTACCATTTATTTTTAACATATAAATAATTGCTTGAATAAACAATGAAACAGCATTATCTGTCTTAATGGGAACATATTCAGACTTCAATGAACTTTGAAAATCATCATATTTTAATCCTTTAATTCCAAATGGGGGATTTGCAAGAATATTATCAAACTTGAGTGTTATTGGTTCTCTAATACTATCTCCTCTATCTAATTTTTCAAACATGTGTCCTGATGATATTAACATATTTGATACAGCAAGTTGATATGTATCAGGTTCTAATTCTTTACCATATAATCCTGAGGTTTTAATAAATTTCCAATCAGGTTTAATATTTTTAGAAGTTGCTTGTTGTAATATATATTGTAAATATGTAATCAAGAAACCACCTGTTCCCATAGTAGGATCTCCACAAGTATCTATTTTTCCATCAGGATATATTTGTGGATTAATTAATTTAACCATCATTTTCTTAACTAATGGTTGAGTAAAGAATTGTCCTAATACTTTACCTGTCATTATATCTTGTATAACTTCTTCATAAGCATTACCTAAAACATCGTATTCAGTGAGTGATAAGTTAAGTGAATTTATTTTATTAATTAATTTTTTATAAGTTGTTTTATGTTGAATATCAAATCCTTTACCTTTCAAGAATATATTTTTTGTAGAAGGATGATTAGATAAAATATCATCCCATAAATATTTTATATTAACAGGAATATTATCTTCTTTTTCATTTGATAAATTACTAAATCTTACAATTTCTAATAATTTATTTTTATGATTTTCAATCATTTCATCTTCAATATGACTAAAATCATATTTATAATCATCAATATTTATTTCATTTCCAAAATGTGGTTCAAGTAATTTTAATATTAACATATAAGATAAATTTCTTAATGCTTTTTCACCAGTTAAACCTTCATTGTCTCTCAATATATTTAAACAATTTTTAAATACACTAATAAGTATAGTTTTATTATCCATTTTAATATTTTGTATTAGATTAATTTGTTGCATTTCATTTAATGTTATACAAGGTGTTTTTTTACTTTGATGTCTTGTGAAATCAATTTTTTGATTAAATACTTTTTTACATAAATCACAAGTATAGTGTTTTGTCATATATAATTATAAGATATTATTTCTTTATAATTAAATAAATCAATTTTTTTTATAATAATACAATAAAGTTTTTTTTACTTATAGTATAACCCCAAAATTTTTTTTTTTATTTATTATAATAATTATATCTTCTAATTTTTTTACATTATAATATTCAACCCATAATTCATTTGGTGGAAATAATATATCTATTTTACATAATTCATGACTTATAATTGATAAATCTAAATAATGTTTTTTTAATTCAGGATACAATAATAAATATTCATTAATTTTATTTTTACATGTTTCTAAATCATAATATATCCGTTTAATACTTAAATATTCTATCCAGTTTGTGAATTGTCCTTTAAATACTATTTCAGGTTCTAGAGATAGTCTATTATCTATTTTACATAACTCATAATAACTTTCTTTACTTTTTATATTTTTATCAGCTATTATTTTTTTTGATTTTTCATAAGTTATACCTAATAAGGTTCTTTTAATTGTTTTTAATTTTAATTTTTGTGTTAATTCATCATCATAATTTTCAAATTCATTAATTATTTCCCTAAAGTTTTTTATTGATTTTTGTTTTTCAATATTAATTTTAAATACTTTTATTTTTTGACTAATAATTTTATCTTCTAATCCCATTTGATAAATAACTTCTCTAACTTTTTTTAAATCACAATTATCATTATTTTCTAACCAATTATCTTTATTTATAATTGGTAATATAATTTTTGTGATTTTATTAGGTTGATATTCATTTTTCCTACTTGCTCTTAATGCTGATTGAACTATACGAATATTTGATGTCATATTTTCAGCAAATACAACACCATCTAATAATGGAAAATCCCATCCTTCTCCTAAACACATGACACAAGAAATTATTCCAAATTTAGACTTTTCAAAATTATTAATTATTTGTTGTTGTGATTTTGATTTCATATGACTATGATAATTTGAATAATATAAATTAGGTATATCAAAATAATTATAATCTAATAACATGTTTATGTATTGAATTATTTTTAATGAATTATCCTTATTATTTGAATATATCAATAAATGGTGTGAATGTCTATCATATATACTTTTTAATGATGCAAATGCACTTAAAAATAATCTCTTATCATTCTCTTCTATAATATTAAATGTTATATTTTCTTCATCCATAACAATAGTTTGAATAACATAATCACATACAATATTTTCATTTATAGCCCATAATAAACATTTTCTATCAATTATTTCTCCAAAATATTCAATATTATTATTTGAAATTACAATATTATTATCATATTTATTTTCTAAATATTTAAGTGTAGCAGTTAATGATAATTGTTTATTTGATTTTATTTTTAACATAGTTATATATATTTTGTGTGAGTTATCCATAACATTTGTTGATGTTAAATGATGACATTCATCATTAATTTTCATATCAAATATAAAATTTATACGTTGTGTTGCATTATATACTTTGTATGCGGATGAATAAGTAGTTATTACAATACATTTTTTAGAATTATTTGATAAAAATGTTATTATATTATCAATATTTATACCACTTGAAACAATTAAATATGGAATATCTTGAAATAAAATATTAATAACAGATTTCCATTGTATCAATAATAATTTATTAGGAACACCAATAAGAATAGTATTTAAATTTAATTTTTGTGTAATCCATAATGAAATTAAAGTTTTACCTACGCCACAAGGGATTATTAATAATCCTTTTTCATTAACTTGAAAATAATCATAAGATTTATTTATAATAATTTCTTGATAATATCTTGGACAGCATATCGCCGTGCAAAGCGGACAAATACTAGATAAAATTCTATCATTTTTATCATCATAAATTCTTATTTTTCTAATTAAATCATCTATTTCATTTTTTGTTAAAATTTTATATTTAATATTATGAGTATCAAAATATGGAATAATATAATCTATTATTTCTTTTTTATAAAACTCAATACCAGCATTAAATTTAATATGTAAATTTAATTCATTAAAATATAATTGTAATTGTTTTTCTATATTATCTAAAATTATTAAATCTATTTCAAAAATCATAACATAATGCCCTCTCTTAATTTCATTTGTTATATATGATTGTTCTCTATCAAGAATACTTGAAGTTTTTCCTAATTTGAAAGCATTATATAAATCCCAGTATTCATTAGTTCTTATATAAATATATCCAATAGTCATTACAATATTTATATAATGTTATTCATATAAAATTATATAAATCAATTTTTTTTTAAATTAAATTGTTAACAGATTGATAATACCATTTTTTATTTCTATTAAGAATTTTATTATTATTAAGAAACTTTGCAATATCAGAGATTGATTTTGTTTTAATATTCATATTTATAATTTTTTTATTATGATATTGTTTTATTAAATGTCTATATTTTTTCTTATGATATAAATGATTAATTAATTTTATTATTAATTGTTCTTTATTATTTATAACTAAAGTTTTTTGTTTATTAATATATTCAAATTTATAACCAAATTTAGAAATTGCTGGTAAATATTTATTTATTGATTTTCTATATTCTATACTTTTTTTTATTCTTTTACTAAAAATTAATGATTCCATTTCACCTATTTTTACTTTATTCATCAATGAAATAATATTATTAAAATTATCAGTTATAATATTATTTTGTATATCATGTATAATAATATTATTTTGGTTGCTAATATTTATTATATTATTATAATCATTAATACTTCTACATAATCTTGTAGCATCAGATATTATAATGTTTATATTTTTATTATTTGATAATAAATTTATTAAATTCTTTAAATTAGTAGCTCTACCAATCTCGTATATTGTATCTATTATATTATAATTACAATTATCACAATAGTTCTTACATATGCTATATTGTTGTTCAAGACTATATCCAAATTTCTGTAGTTTAGTACTAATTCTACAATAAATTATACTATTAATATGCATTATAATAATATAATAACTATTTTTTATAATGTATATATATCAATTTTTTTTAGAAAGCTATTTCTATGATATATACACTTACCATATTTATGAATCCCATCAATATGTTTTTTAGTCCCATATCCCATATTATTTAATAAATTATAATTATTATCTAATTCTAATGATTCATTACATAATTCAGTTATATGATTGTCATGATATACTTTTGCTAATATAGAAGCAGCAGCTATTGAATATAATTTATTATCACCTTTAACTAATGAATGCACATTATAATTAGTAAATTTATTTTCCCATCCAATACCATCTATAATAATAGTATCAAAATTAACATTAAAATTTAATTTTAAATTATCTATAGCTCTAGTCATAGCTATTTTAGTAGCTTCTAATATATTTAATTCATCTATTTCACTAGCTTCAGCCCAACCTACACCCCACGCTATAGAATTAGATTTAATCCAATCACATAATACAACTCTTTTCTTTTTACTTATTTTCTTTGAATCCTTAATATTTTCATTTTGAATATTACTATCCCATATAACAGCACCAGCATATACTCTTCCTAATAAACTACCTCTACCTGCTTCATCAATACCAACTTCTAAATCATCTATGTATTTTGATAACATATAATATATAAATAATGTTTTATTATTTATATATTTTTCTTATAAAAAAAAACTATTTATATAAAATAATAAAATTTTATAATGAATAACTTTATATCTAATTATTGATTTTTGGAACAAAGTTCCCCAATGAATAACTTTATATATAATTATTGATTTTAAGAACAAAGTTCCCCAATGAATAACTTTATATCTAATTATTGATTTTTGGAACAACTTGGGATTTTATCCCAAGTTATTGATTGAGGGAACAAAGTTCCCCAATGAACATATAGGACATCTATTACTTGTTTCTAACCAAGGAGTGATACATTCAGTATGAAATACATGTCCACATATACCATGACATAATGGTGTTATATCATTATTTTTATTATAAATACTTGGTGAATTTAAATTACATCTACATATGGTGCAATCAGTATTAGAAGTTAAATTATATTTCCAACATGCTAATATTTTTACATTATTAATTATAAATTTTGATGAATTCATAATATTATATATATTATTAATGTTTATATATTTTAACTATCAAAAATAGATAATGCAATAGATTCGCTATCATTTAATTCAGATAATGTTTCTGGCATATTCATTAATTGGGTTTTTAATGATAAATCTTTTAAATTAGTTTTTTCAAATATTGTATTAACAGGACTTGATTCAGTTGATAATACATCACTATCACCTTCTTGTAATTCATTATGATTATCATTATATAATTCATAGCCTTCTTGTAATTTATTATGATTATCATTATATAATTCATTGTCTCCGCCTTCTTGTAATTCATTATGATTATCATTATATAATTCATTATGATTATCACCACTATTTTGTAATTTTTCAAGTAATTCATTATGATTATCACCACCATTTAAATCTATTCTATTAGGTGTTTCAGTTAAGTTAGATATTTGAAAAATATTATTTTCATTACATGATTTACAAAATAATTTTTTTGAATCATGTATTTTATAACAATTTTGGCACATATTATCTCCTCCAGTTTGAGTTTCATATTCTAATACTTGTTCATTTTGGGATTTTATCTTAGTTTGTTCATTTTCTTGAATAGGTTGTAATTTTTCAAGTAATGCATTATGAAGTTCATAATCTCCACCATGTATATTCATACGAGTAGGAGTATTAGTTAATTTAGATATTTTAAAAATATTATTTTTATTACATAATTTACAAAATTTATTTATTGAAGAGTGCATTTTATAACAATTCTGGCACATTTTACTACCACTACCACCAGTGAGAGTAGGTTGGAGTTTCCCTGATGCAATTAATTCTTTTTCTAATTCTTTAAGTTTTAAATATTTTGTTTTATATTTCATATATTTTTCATAGGTCATTTATATATATTATATAGAAAAAAATTGAAATAATATTAAATTATAATATATGTTTTTATATATTAAACTAATGGATAACTACAATACAATAATCACTAATATTCATAATATTATTAAATATAAATCAAAAGAAGAAATTAAAATTAATCAATTAAAAATAAATGATTATGTATATATTGAATTTTATCCTGATAGTCAAAAATATATATATGATTTAACTCCAAAATTAGGTATAATAACTAATATTATTAATGATTCTCCTTATCCTAATATAAAAATAATAAATTTCTTAGATCAAGAAGAAGAACTATTACATGATGGTTGTTCATATTTTGGTCAATCATTAGGTTATGAATTTAATATATATTTAATTAATTAACTTTTAATTATTTTTTTAATTATTTAATTAAAAGTTAATTAACTTTTAATTATTTTTTTAATTATTTAATTAAAAGTTAATTAACTTTTAATTATTTTTTTAATTATTTAATTAAAAGTTAATTAACTTTTAATTATTT